AGGACTCATCTTAATTTGATATACAGAAGTTTGAGCAAGATGCATTATCCTACTCTTTAGGTCTGACGTTCTTATACCATTAGGTAATGCACCAGCCATCTATAAATACACTTGACTATTATATACTATGTATAAGGAATGGGTGAAAGTAAGAGACGTGGTAGAAGAAGACCCGCCGAATGTGCCTGTTGTGGTGTTGAATTTGAAAGTAGGCACAAGGGAAATGATGAATGGACAAAATATTGTGGTAAAGAATGTGGTCAAAAGTCAAGTAGAAAAGGAACCAAAAATAAAAACCCCTATCCAATTACAGAAGCAGTAAGACAAAAGTTTATAGACCATCCACCTCCAAGTTGGCTTGGTAGAAAACTAACACAGGAACACAAAAATAATATTAGTAAAGGTAATACAGGTGTTCCAAAGAGTTTTACAGAAGAACAAAGAATAGCATTAGCAGAACACGCAGTCAAGGTATCTCCATTTGGTATGGGAAATTTTCATCAAGGTAGATTTAATCCAAGAAATCCTAAAAAGTATATGGGTGATGTCAATAATATCATCTACAGAAGTAGTTGGGAGTTAGAATTTTTTAGGTGGTGTGATAGAAGAGAGAGTGTTATAAAGTGGGCGTCAGAAGAGTTTAGTATTCCTTATGTTTCACCAAAAGATAATAGGGTTCATAGATATTATCCTGATGGTTTGGTAGAAGTAGAGACCAGAGATGGTAAGACGAAAAAATACATAGTAGAGGTGAAACCTGCAAAACAATGTGTACCTCCTTCAAAACCTCAAAGGGAGACAAAATCTTTTATAATGGAGAGTATCACTTATGCTATCAATGAGGCAAAGTGGAATGCGGCTCGTGAATTTGCGTTAGATAATGGTTGTGAATTTAAGATAATTACGGAAATAGAGTTGGGCATTAAAACTAATGGAACAAGAGGATTATCTAGCAAGCGACACACAAAGAGTAGAAAACCTCGTAGATAAGATCAGAACTTCTGGTGGTCCAGATGACATGTTTCTGGAAATAATGCAAATATTGACAACCAAAGATTTGGTTCCAGAAGTTGGTAAATACTACACATTCATATATCAACCAAAAACACCAAGAATTAAATACGATGAGTTTCCTTTGATTGCATGTGTTGGTGTTTATAAGTGGGGATTTAAAGGTATTAACTACCATTGGGGAGATTTTAGAAACTATACTTGGCAAGAAGTTGCAAATAATGACCTACTTGTCGTGTATCCAAATGAATTACAGGATATGAGGTCTATACCTTATCAAAAATTTAGGATAAATAACTAAACTGGATGAACCACAGTTAATGGCAATAATTCCCCAATATAGAACCTGGAATAAGATTCAGACCAAACAAGAGGTAAACACTGAAACTGGAGAAATAGAAGTCTTTGCAATTGGTTCTGGACTTTTTGGAGTAGATGTACTAATTGCATCAAGTGAAGGAAAAGGTAGTGATTGGAAATTAAATAATCCTCAGAGTTTTACAGATGTATATAATAGAAGAAATAATACTCGGAGTTCTGTTAAAGAAGTTGAGAGAGCATTCTTTTTAGAAGGTTATAAAGTTTTTAATAATGATAGGGCTGCAGTATTAAATAATTCCGAAAATTATGATGATCAACGAGAGGGAATTATTGCACGACAGAGATTTTTCAATCAAGGTACTCCACGAATTGTGGATCCTAGTACCCAAAAAGAAGTTAATCTTGAAGGAGAAAAGACTACACAACCAGTGACACCACCAGTTACGGTAGAAGACAATCAAGCAGCAACCGGGGCAGAAAATGTCGAATCCCCTTCAACGGCAAATGGTCAGGTGATAACTGCAGATAATCCTGCAGATAATCCTGTAGTAAAAAAAGAAGGTGATTCAAAAAATATACCTACACCAACCCCGAAACCTAAAGTTGAAAGTGTAGGTGTTTTAAGGTACCCCCTTGCCAACTTAGAAGTTGTCGAAGATATTACTGGTATTACCTATGATTACATTAAAATAAGCATCCAAGACTGGGTGAAGTCTATTGATTCTGTTGGCTATGTTAAAGATAATGTCTTCCAACAGACTGTTGTAGATAATAGCGGTACGTTTACTGGTAAGTCCGCGGTATCTAGATACAAAGAGACAAAAGGAAGTCTTGGAACAATTATTCTTCCAATGACAAATGGTTTAGGAACACAAAATGGTGTGAATTGGGGAGAAAGTAATGGAAATTCAATTGAGTTAGCATTGGCAGCTAGTGTTGGTGATTTACTGACGGGTGTGGCTAATGCAGATACTCTTCAAAGTAAATTTGATGCAGCAAAGACTGTTCTAGGAAAGAGTCTTGAAACTGCCAAAGGTTTTGTAGATCAGGTCACAGGTAGTGAAAGAGATGCCATTGCAGCACTTCTTGCCGGATATGTCATTGGAAACACATCTTTTGCAACAAGACAAAGTGGTCGTACAATCAACCCAAATATGGAACTTCTCTTTAGTGGTCCAAAATTAAGATCATTTGGGTTCCAATTTGAATTTGCACCAAGATTCAAAGAAGAGGCAGAACAGGTTAGAGAAATTATTAAAACATTCAAAAAGTTCTCTGCCCCAGTTATTGAAACAACTGGAAGTATCTTCCTCAAAACACCAAAAATATTTCAGTTAGAGTACATATATAATGGGGATGGTAGTGATACCGCCGACGGTAACACTCATCCATACTTAAATAAAATTAAACCTTGTGCTCTCACTAACGTTAGTGTGAATTATACACCAGGGAACACATATATGACATATGCTGATGGTGGTTCTATGGTTCAAACTACACTTACTCTGAATTTCAGTGAACTTGAGCCTATTTACGATATTGATTATGTGAATGACAACCACCCAACAGGTTACTAAAAATGGCAACACCATACTTTAGATATGTTCCTAACTTTGAGTATGTCAATAGGCTCAAAGATAATAAGACTATATCAGCATATATTCAAACCAAAAACCTCTTCAAGAGAGGTGTTCTTCGTGAAGACATATTTACAGATTTATCATATTTTACGAAATACTCTATAGTTGGTGATGATAGACCGGATAACGTTGCATACAAATATTATGGTTCTCAATACTATGATTGGTTAGTTCTTCTTTGTAACAATGTAATTCACTTTCAAGATGAATGGCCACTATCTCAAAAGTCATTTGAAAACTACTTAGATACAAAATACGTTACACAACAAAATCTCTTCGCAACTCATCATTATGAGACTATTGAAGTAAAAGACCAATCTGGGTTTGTTATAGTTCCAAAAGGTCTTGAGGTTGATAAAGATTTTAGTATTACATATTACGATACCAAGTTAGGAAGTGAATTGACAAAGACTGGTATTACTCAAGAATTTACAAATTATGATTATGAAGTAAAGAGAGACGATGAAAAGAGAAACATTTTTCTTCTAAAAGAGGAATACGTCAATATTATTGAAAATGACCTCAGAGGGTCATTGATTTACAAGAAGGGAAGTAGTCAATACGTCGATAAGAAACTGGTAAGGGGAGAGAACATTAGATTGTTCCAATAAAAAAAAGTAAAGGGCCCTATTTTTCCCAGGAAAAATTAAAGGCCCTTTTTTGGATTCAATTGCCGATTTTGGTATTACATATCAGCAAGTTTACTGAAGTAACTCATCGCATCATCCTCATCATCATTAGTTGAAGTCTGAGGTGTAGAATTGGACTGGATGATTTGTTGTTCCAGTTTCTTCAAAGCATCTTCTTCACTGACACGACTTTGTTCGGTAGAAGAATAACTATCATACTGAGTCTCTTCTGCTTCAACAGCCTTGGCTTTCTTGTTACCAAGAACATAATCAAGACGCTTCTTCAGTTCATCATAGGACTTGAATTTGTCAGCAGCAACCAGTTCTTGGAGTGAATACTCCTTATTCCAGATTGCTTCCAAGGCATCATCGTCATCCAGAAGAGCAGATGTTGCAGCAAACTCAGACTTATCATAGTTCCAATAACCAGCAACTTTTGCAAGTTTCAGTTTGAAGTTAGCACCTTGCCAGAAGTCAAAGGGATTGATAGGAGTCTCATCCTCATATTCAGGTTGCATTGCATCCATGATCTTGTCAAAGATCTTCTTACCAAACTTATAAAGGAATACTCCACCCTCGTTTTGAGGATTGGCAGGATCTTTTACAACATAGATGTTTGCATAGTAAGACAGTTTACGCTTTTGCTTACGAACAGTATCTTTATCAGTCTCATTACCAGTGTTCCACAGTTCACGGTTCAGTTCACCAATAGGATCCTGTTGACCAATAGTAGTCAGAGAATTTTCAATGTACCACCCACCAGGTCCCTGGAAGGCGTGAGAGAATGTTTTTACCCAAGGAAGATCTTCTCCATTGGGGGCAGGAAGGAAACGAATAACGGCATAACCATTACCGGACTTATCCATTACAGGCTTCCAGAGCCTTTCGTCTGCTCCTCCACCTGAACCCTTGTTATCCTTTTCGACTTGTTGGATAAGTTTCTGTGTCAGGTTCCCCAGAGAGGAGCTCTTTTTGAGATTTGAAAACGACATATTTGAATGTATTGTATGTATTTGGTCTGTTCCTGGATTTGGTTGGGGTAGCCAGGACACCCCGAAATTATAACCCTTTAGTCAGGGGTTGTCAAGGATTGCTTTTTTCATCTGACCAAGAACCTTGGTTATGTTTGAGAAGATGTAAGTAATGTCTACATCCTGTGAGAAACCTAAGGCAGTGGCATTCTTAAGTATTTCTTCTCTCATTTTCTTGGCCTCTGGATCATCAGACAATTTCAAACGTGTATAAAGAATCTGTTGTTTCTCTAAAAGAGAACTTAATTTTTCAACATGTTCAAGTTTATCTTGTTTAGTCATTGAAGGAAATTCAAAGACCTTTGTATAAACTTCATCTTGAAGTTTGGTAATACTTTCCATCTCCTTTTGAACTAATTCTGAATCAAAGAAACTGCTCATTAGACTCCTATTACCTGTTTTAAAATACGTTTATATGAGAATATATCAGTATGTATGAAAGGACTGTACTTATCAATCCTCATTGATAAGAACTCCCATACGGGGTCTTTCAGTTTCTTATCAAAGTTCTTTTTGAATCCCAGAATTCTATCCAAAATGATGAGTGTTTCTAGTGAAACTTTATTTGCAAGGTGTTCTTTTACAATAAGAGGATGCCTAGTTCCATCAATGAAGAATACATCGTCAAACTTTTTCATATCAAATAGATCACTCACTTCATTCTTAAAGACATAAGACATTGATTGGTTCTTTCTCTTCCAGTCAGAGTAATTCTCTTCTCCTTCTTTCATAATCTGACCAATCCAGAGAGCCTGAGGATCATCACAGGAGACAAAGTTTGCAACGAAGTATTCTACAACCTCACTGTCATCCTTTTGTCGTGACAACTTCTCAAAGAAAAATCTGTCGCGACGTTTATAAAAAGATTGTATAGATGCCCTTGACTTACCACAATACTTGTGATAATCATAAGTCTTTTTAGTAAAATGATTTTTTAATCCCAGATAGGACTTATAAACATCAAATGCTTTCAATTTTGGAATCATCAACGACAGTATTATTTTTTAATAGTTTACCATACTTTTTTAAGTAAACAACTCTTCCTAAGAATATTCTTTGTTGAACTCTTATCTTTGGTTGTTGATATTTTTCGCACCACTCAGTGAGATTATCTGTGGTTACAGAAACCCCCCAGTCAGTCATAAAGGTGAATATCTTCCTACTCCTACCTCTCTTATTATCCCACTGGTCTGCATTGTTGTCGGAGTAATCACCCCAATATAAATTATCAAGAGAGTAATTGTCTTTATTGTCATCCTTATGACATACAAGATTCTTTCCTTCAACTCTTGGTATGAAGTGTTCTCCAAGTAACCTATGAATACCATATCTTTTACTTCTACCAGGTTTCCGAAGTAAAACAGAAGGATATCCATTATGATACTTATGGTTCAACAAACCTCCTGTGGTTCCTTGTCTTGGTTGAGAATATACCCTTCCATCTTCGTATAGGATGTAGTCAGGGAAATCTTTGATTGTGCAATACTTCATCTTTAATGTGTAGGGGTGTCACTATTTATGATTAAAGGGCCTTACGTCAACAATATACCCCTACACTGTTGACTGCCCATGCATGATCATATAGGAAGTTTTGCATGAGATGTTCTCTTCAAAAAGTTCAGTTCAATAGCCTCACATTTAATCTTTTCCTTCAGAGGTTTTGAGATAAGTTTGGGAACTGCTTCAACATCAATACCATTCTTCTCACAAAAGAAAACAATAGAATCAATATAAGTCATACCGGTATTGTCAGAATGAATTTTTTCAATCTCTTCTGTAAACTTTCTAGGACAGTAGAACTTACTCTCCAGAAGTTTATTGATGTCATTTTCTTCAGGCATTAGTGTCATGCAATTGAAATTCAACAAACTCTCTAATATACTTTGTGAGTAGTTTGATATACTTGGCCTTATCATACTCTTCATAGACTTCACACTCTCCATTTTCACAGGTCATAATAATAACGAATTTTTTGACTGTCAAACCAGTCAGTTCATACAACATACAAGCATAGGCTGCACACTGTACAAAATATCCTTCAATCCATTCTCTTTTCTTTGGTTTCTTGGATGTCTTGAAGTCGATGATAGCCAATTCGTTATTATACTCGGCTATACAATCTACGGTTCCTGCAATACCCAGAAACTCACTGTATAGGGGAGTTTCTAGTCCGTGTATATTATCTATGTTCTTTAGATCACCCTTGGCAATCTTGAATAACATATCAGAAAGAGGTTGAACTGTAGGAAGATCCTCATTCTTAAGATAATGTTCAATCAAAGTATGTGTATCAGTTCCACGACTAGTGGATTGTTTAGTTACTTTGTTTGCTTCCTCATTACCAACTCTCTTCCTCCAATTAACAAATATCTCACGGTTATAGTGACTAATGACCGATGTGATAGAAACTAACTTCTTACCAGAGGGTGTATCATAATACCTAACCCCATCGATTGTCTTTCGGGACAACCGTGGGACTTCTATTTCAACATGATTAAACATTACATACCTAGTTCAAGTTTTGCAACAATATATTCCTTAACAAGACCACTTCTACAAATGTCCTCTGCTTGGAACTCAATTGTATCAAAGGATGGCATATTATTCAAGATTCTCATGAAGTCAATGATACCATTCTTCTCAGCAGTCTTTACCAAGTCAGTCTGAGTTGCATCTCCACAGAACATCAACTTAGAATCTTCACCAACACGGGTGATCATAGAGTCAAGTTCATGGAAGTTCAGGTTCTGAAACTCATCCACTATAATGATTGCATTGTCCAGTGTTGTTCCACGAATGAAACTAGTAGACCAGAATGAAATAGTTCCCTGTGATTTGAGGTTGGTATACAACA